GCTGATATATCAGGTCTTAGAAATTGGTCTTTATCAATTACTAAAGATACTCAAGAAACCACAGTTCAAGGTGACACTTCAAAAACTTTTGTTGGCGGTCTTATCTCTGGTGAAGGCTCTGCAACTCTCATTTATGATAATGCTGGCAACTCTGATTACTTGGCATTCGTTGAAGATATTTTGACAACTGGTGATGCTGGTGATGCGTTGTTTGAGTTATTTCCAGATAGTTCAGCAAGTGCTAAGAAATTTGGTTTTTCTGGAATAGTTACAGGTGCTGAATATGGAGCAACAATTGGTGAGATCCAAGAAATAAATATTTCATTTATAACAACTGGTGCAATCACTTCAGACATATAGTAAATTTTAAATAACTAACCCCACATAAACATGGCAACAAAAAGAACCGTTGATCTCATTACTGAGGCTTTCAGTGATGTAATGACCGCAAGAAGAAAATATGAACTAAAAAAGCCAAATGGTGATTTATTAAAAGAAATATATTTTCCACCTTTAACAAGGTTTGATAGAAAAAAAGCTCAAGTTGCTGCTGGTACGGATGATGCTTTGACAATATCTACAAAACTTCTTTGTCAACTTGCAGAGAATGAAGATGGCTCAAAAGCATTTCATTCTGCTGATGCAGAAAATCTACAGAGATTTTTACCCGAAACAGTTTTGAATGATCTTGAATTATTCATGATGGATATTCAAACTAATTTAGATACAGCAAAAAACGAATAAGGCGAGATAACTGGTTAAATTTTGAGTTTTTTCTCGCAACAGAACTTGGAAAAACATTAGTTGAATTAAGAAAGGCTGTAACAGAAGAAGAGCTTATTTATTGGGCTGCTTATTATGAAGTTAAAAATGAAAGGCATGAAAAAGAAATGCAGCGACAAAAGGCCAAATCAAGGTAATATATAATAAAGGTTATTTGTATTTGTGGCACAATCAACAGTCAAATTAATAGTTGATGCACAAAACGCAATCAGACCATTGCAACGTGTAAATGAACAGACAAAAGCTTTAAGTAGTAGCACAGATAAATTAAAAGGTAGATTAAATAGATCAAATAAAGCTTTGAGAGACACTGGAAGAGCAGCAAAAACAGCTAGTGCTGGCATTGGAACTTTAGTAGGAGCATTAAAACCACTTCTTGCAGCTTTAGCTGTTGTTGGTACAGCAAGATTTATATTTTTTAAAACAGCCGAGTTAGAAACCCAGAGAAAAAGTTTGGAACAACTTACTGGATCTATTGAAGATACAAATAAGATAATAAAAGAGCTACAAGATTTTGGTGCTGTAACACCTTTTACAAGTAGTGAACTAATAGAGCAAACTAAACGTTTAAAAGCTTTTGGTTTTGCAACTGAAGAATTAGTTGATACTACAAAAAGGTTGTCAGATGTTGCAGGTGCTACTGGTGCTGACCTTACAGGTATTGCCACAGCATTTGGACAAATCAGAGCAAAAGGAAAGCTTCAGCAAGAGGAAAATTTACAGTTATTGGAAAGAGGAGTTGATATAACTACAGAACTTAAACGTATTACAGGATTACAAGGTGATGAGTTTGAATCTGCAATGCGTAAAGGAAAAATTGGTGCTGATCTTGTAAATCAAGCCTTAATAAACTTAACGAGTCAGGGAGCTATTTTCGCTGGGGGTGCAACTACACAGGCAGATACTTTAAATGGTAAGTTATCAACTTTACAAGATACTATTGATACTCTTGCAAGGACAATTGGTGAAGAACTAGGAGATGAGATAAAAGCCATTTTAGACATAAGTATTCAAGCTGTAAAACAAATATCAAAACTTGTAGAAAGTATTGGTCTTGTAAGCAAACTTGGTAAAAAAGATATGATAAAAATAGAAACAGAAGCAAGAACTTTTGCAACTGAAGAAGTAAAAAAAGATTTTGGTTTTTTTGAAAGGAGATTTAGTGCTGATGCAAGAGAGCAGTTCCAAGAAATATTTAATTTAAAAAAACAAGAACTTATAACGGAAGCTTTGAAAACAAAAGAACTAATAAAACAAAAAGAAACACAAGATAAAATAAAAGAAAGTGTAGAAGCAGCAAAACAAAAATCAGAACAAATAAAACAAAAAACAGAAAATCAACTGATAACAAATGATTTATTCAATACAAGTTTGGGTGAAACAAACTTTTTAGTTGAAGGTCTTTCCTTAGGTTTTAATATGTTTAATGAAGAATTAATGAATGCAAAATCTAAAACAGAATTGTTAAATGAAAGGTTTACAGAAATTGGACAGGCAATTGAACAGGGTCTTGTATCTAACCTAACTGACGCAGTAATGGGAACTCAAACCTTGGCTGGTGCTGCAATAAATGTATTAAATCAACTAAAAAGAAAACTTGTAGAGCTTGCTGTACAGCAGGCAGTATCTGGTATCGGAGGAAAGATTGGGGGATTTTTGAGCGGTGTATTTGGTGGTGGCGGTGGAGGTTTATTTGGCGGTGGCGGTGGTAGCAATCCATTCTTAGGTGGCCCGAATGTTTTTAGTGGTGCTGGCAGCAGTTTTAATATGGGTTTACTTGGATTTGCTAATGGTGGCAGACCGCCAGTTGGTAAAGCCTCACTCGTGGGTGAAAAAGGGCCTGAAATTTTTGTTCCTTCCACTGCTGGTACAATTATTCCAAATAATCAATTAGGTAGAGGAAGTACAAATAATATTGTGGTAAATGTAAACATGGAAGGTGGCGTTGATGCACAAGCTGATGAAAATGATTCAAGAGAACTTGGCACACTGCTTGGAGTAACAGTGAGAGAGGAGATAATAAAACAACAACGTCCTGGCGGCCTTCTTGCTAATACTAGATAAATGGCAACTTTTCCTTCAATCACTCCCACTTATGGGACAAGAAAAACAAATCAACCTAATATCCGCATCACTCAATTTGGTGATGGATACCAGCAGCGTGTTCAATTTGGACTTAATCAAGATCCAAAAGTATTTAATTTAACTTTTAATGTGAGTGAAACTGATTCAGATACCATAGAAACATTCCTTGATGCTCGTGGCGGCACAGAAAGTTTTGACTTCACTCCACCTGCTGAAGCATCCTCAAGTAAATTTATTTGTAAATCTTGGACAAAATCTATACCATATAATAATAGAGCTACTATCAACGCAACATTTGAGGAGGTATTTGAACCTTAATGGCAATACCAGTTTCCGAGTTACAATCTATAAATCCTGGTGCGATTATTGAACTGTTCACCTTAACATTGGATTCAACATTACATGGTGCTAGTACTGTTTATAGATTTCATAATGGTGCAAATCAAAATTCAAATGGTGAGGTTGTTTGGGCTGGTAATACATATCAAAGATTTCCAATAAAATGTGAAGGTTTTACTTTTAACGGTACAGGAACTTTACCAAGACCAACGATCACAATTAGTAATATTTTAGGAACAATTACTGCAATTTTAGCTGATGTAAACCAAACAACATCTGGAAATGACCTGACAGGAGCAAAACTTACACGAATTAGAACACTAGGAAGGTTTCTTGATGCTGCAAATTTCGCAAGTGGTTCTAATGCTACAGCAGATCCTAACGCAGAGTTTCCACAAGAAATTTATTTTTTAGATAGAAAAATTACAGAAAATAGAGATATTGTGCAGTGGGAGGCAATATCGGCTCTTGATCTAGTTAATGTCACATTACCTAAAAGAATTGCTACAAGAAATATTTTTCCAGGTATAGGTACTTTTAAATAATGACTTGGAAAGCCGCAGCAATCAAACACGCAAAACAAGAAACACCACATGAAGCGTGCGGTTTAATTGGTATTTATAAAGGAAAAGAAAAATATTATCCCTGTAAAAATCTTGTTGAAGATTTAGAGGATCAATTTATTATCGACCCTGATGATTGGGCAGATGCAGAAGATGAAGCAGAAATAATAGCTGTATTTCATTCTCATCCAAATCATCCTTCTACTGCTAGTGATGCTGATCTAGCTAGTTGTGAGTATTTAGATTTACCTTTTTATATTGTTACACCAGAAACAGAACAATGGTCATATTATGAGCCATCAGAATATAAAAAAGGATTAATAGGTAGAGAATGGGTATGGGGTGTTCAAGATTGCTGGAATTTAATTCATGATTGGTATAAGGAAAAGAAAAACATAGTGTTAAAACATTGGGATAGGCCAAAAAGTCCAAAAGAATTTACTAAAAACCCATTATTTGAATATGGATTACCTTTAACAGGTTTTGTTGAACTAGAAAATACGATAGATTTGAAGAAAGGTGATGTTCTTTTAATGGATACAGGCACTGGAAGTTTAGATCATGTTGCTTTATACATAGGTGATCAAACAATTCTTCATCATTGTGTGAAAAGACTGAGTTGCAGAGAAACATATAATCAAAAATATATACAATGGACAAAGAAGGCTTATCGTTATGCTTAATAAAATAAAATTATATGGAAGATTAGCTCGATTTATAGGTGAACGTACTTTTGAAGCGGAAGTAAAAACCCCTGCACAAGCATTCAAATTTTTACTTGCTAATTTTCCTAAATTAGAAAAACATATGCTACAACAAAATTATTGTGTAAAAGTTGGTGATTGTGATATTGATGAGGAAGGTTTGGGACATCCAATAGGAAAACAAGAGATTAAAATTATTCCAGTTGTCTCTGGTGCAAGAGGTCTAACAAAAGTTTTGATTGGTGCTGTTATTGTAGGTGCTGTTGTAGCAACAGGTGGTGTTGGAGCGATAGGTTTCGCTGGCGGTACAGGATTTTTAGGCGTTGCTGGTAATATTGGTGTTTATATGGCGTTATCTGGTGCTGCTGAAATGTTGACACCAACACCAAAACCGCCTGGGGTTTCGGATGATCCACAATCTGTAAACTTTTCATTTAATGGCGTGCAGAATACAGGAAGGGCAGGGGTTCCAATACCTGTTGTTTATGGTGAAATATTTACAGGATCATTAGTAGTATCGGCTGGTATAGATACTGTTCAATTAGAGGGGTAAAAGATTATGGCAAGAGCTTTTATACATGGTGATATTGCTGATTTTAGAGATACGGGTTTAGGACAACTTTTACCTGAGTTACAAGCTTTACCATTAGATGCCTTATCTAGTAAACAACATGTCACAATCGTAGATGTACTTGCAGAAGGTGAAATAGAAGGTTTTCCATCTGCTGCTGGACTTACACAAGGGTCAGAGGTATATAATAACGCAGCATTAAAAGATGTTTTTTTAGGAAAAACTCCAATAGTAAGAGCTACCGCAGATCCTTCTAACATACAAGATTCTGATTTTAATTTTCAAAATATAAAATTTTCTCCAAGATTCGGCACTGCAAATCAAACTTTTATAAAAGGTATATCAGATATTGAGACAGAAACTGGAGTTAATGTTCAAGTTGTAAAAGATACTCCTGTCACTAGAACAATCTCTAATTCTAATATTGATGCAATCAGAGTTACATTACGATTTACTGCTTTAACAGAAGTAACAGATGACGGTCAGACTTTAGGAAGAACAGTTAATTTGACAATAAAAATTACAGATAATAATGGTACTGTTACAACTCCAATTTCAGACAGAGTGCATGGTAGAAGTTTTAATGCTTACAGTAGAGATTACAGAATTAATATTGCATCAGGAACAGCTTTTCCAATATCTGTTACGGTAACAAGAGTTAGTGATGATTCAAGTTCTAGCCGTATAAGAGATGATTTTTTCTTTACTTCTTTTACAGAAATAATAGATGAACAGCGTGCATACCCAAACATTGCTCATGTTGCATTACGTTTTGATTCGGAAGCCTTTTCAAATATTCCTTCGAGGATGTTTAAAATCCGTGGAACTAAAGTAAAAATTCCGCATAATGGGTCAGTAGATTCTACAACAGGGCGTATAACATATTCTGGTACTTTTAACGGAACACTTACCACAACAACACACTGGACAAGTGATCCTGCATGGGTATTATTTGATCTTTTAACAAATACTAGATATGGATTAGGGGATCATATTACTGAATCTCAACTTGATAAATTTGCTTTTTATAGTGCCTCTGTTTATGCCTCTACATTAGTAGATGATGGCGATGGTGGGCAGGAGCCACGGTTCTCAGTAAATACAGTTTTGCAAAAAAGAGAGGATGCATATGCAACTATCAATGCTTTAAGTTCAGTTATGCGTGGGATGACTTTTTGGAGTGCAGGGTCACTATCCTTATCAGTTGACCAACCCACAGATCCTAGCTATTTGTTTAATTTATCAAATGTAACTTCAGAAGGTTTTTCATATCAAGGTACAAGTTTAAAAACAAGATCTACAGTTGTTTCGGTATCTTACTTTGATATGGAAAATCAAGTTTTAGATTATGAAACTGTAGAGGATGCAACTGCTGTTGCTAAATATGGAAGAATAGAAAAAAAAGTTACTGGTTTTGGTTGTAGTTCAAGAAACCAAGCAAGAAGAGTTGGTAGATTTATTTTATTTGAAGAGCAAAATGCAACAGAAACAATTTCTTTTGCTACAGGACTTGCAGAAGGTGTAGTAGTAAGACCAGGCCAAGTAATAGAAGTTAGCGACCCTGTAAAAGCTGGTAAAAGGAGGGGTGGAAAAATAAACGCTGCAACAACAACAACAGTTACAGTTGATGATACGGCAGCAACAGATCTTGATGCAACAAACAATCCAACATTATCTGTAGTTTTATCAGATGGTAGTGTTGAAAGTAGATCTGTATCAGGAATTGCTGGTGCAGTTATAACTGTTTCTTCTGCTTTTTCCTCTGCCCCAAATGCAAATAGTGTTTGGATTTTACAAAATGATACATTACAAACAACAACATGGAGAGTTATCAGTGTTAGTGAGACTGAAAGCCAATATGCCATTGTTGGCACAGCATACAATACAGGAAAATTTGCTTTTATAGAGGATGGGACAGCGTTACCTGAAAGAAAAGTAACAACCTTAGTAGATTTATTAGATTCACCTGGTAACTTAGCAGCACAAGAAGAATTTTACGTTGAAGAAAATAAGGCAAAAAATAAAATATTAGTAACTTATGAATCTGTTTTAGGTGCTACTGCTTATCAGATTGACTATAGAAAAGATGGCGAAAACTATACGACAGTAACAACAAGAAGTAATGATTTCACAATTTTTGATGCGGATGCTGGTGTTTATGACATAAGAGTTTCTACAAAAAATGCGCTTTTAGAAGTCTCGCCAGAACCTACTGTTATCCAGTTCACAACAGTTGGAAAAACTGCAATACCAGCAGATGTACAGAATTTAAAAATTGAACCAATATCAGATCAATTTGTACGACTACGTTTTGATCAGTCAACAGATGCTGATGTGATCCATGGAGGTAACGTAGTAGTCAGAAGTTCTAACCTTACATCAGGTGCAACTTTTACAAATTCAGTTGACGTAATCCCAGAATTGCCAGGCAATGTCAGCGAGTCGATTGTTCCGAATATTGTAAATGGTACTTACATAGTAAAATTTAAAGACGATGGTGGGCGTTTAAGTTCTGGTGAAGCAAAAGTTGTTGTTATTTCGACTGAGCCAAATGCATTACCAAAACTTACAGTATTAGAAGATAGAGAAGACACCGATTCACCACCTTTTAATGGTGTTAAAGATGATTGCTTTTTCAGTGATGAAGTAAATGGTCTTGTTTTAGGTTCAACAATATTTCTTGATGATGTAACAGATTTTGATGCTATTGCTGACTTTGATTTCTTGGGTGATGTAGATTTTCAAACAGGTGGTCAATATAGTTTTGCAAATACTTTAGATTTAGGTGGCAAACAACCTTTGAGATTACGTAGGCATTTTGTAACGCAAGGTTTTTATCCAAATGATTTGATTGATAAAAGAACTGCAAATGTTGACACCTGGACAGATTTTGATGGAGCAACTGCATTTAATGTCAACGCAAAATTATTAGTTGCTACTACTGACAGTGACCCAGACACATCTACTGCTGGTACATATGCAATATCTGGAACAACTATCACAATAACCAAATCTTCTCATGGATATTCTGCTGGTAGTTTTGTTAATGTTGACTTTACCTCTGGTACAGGTGTTGATGGTGATTATGAGATACAAACAATACCAGATGCAAATTCATTTACTTTAACTTCTGCAACTTCTTTAACAACTAGCGGTAATTGCAATTTTAGTGCAGAATTTTCTGACTTCAATCCATTTGTAAATGGAACATATGTTGCAAGAGGGTTTAAATTTAGAGCAGATTTAGAATCAAGCGATCCAGCGCAATCAATAGAAATAGATCAGCTTGGATATACAGCAGAATTAGAAAGCAGAACAGAAACAAGCCTTGGTAATGCAGGGGCATCCGCTGGTGGATTTATTGCATCAGGCACATCTACAAAATCTGTTACCTTTACAAATAGTTTCTTTACAGGTCAATCTGGCACTAGCATTGCGGCAAATTCTGTGCTGCCATCAATCGGAATCACTATTGAAAATGCACAATCAGGGGACTTCTTTGCATTATCAAATATAACTGGGAGCGGTTTTGATATAGATGTGAAGAACGGATCAAGTCATGTTAATAGAAATTTTAAATACGCTGCAACAGGATTCGGGCGTGGTAGTTAATTTTGAAGTAGGATATACTTAGATAAAAAATTAGGTTAGACAATGGCTCAACATGATTATGTTATAGATAACTCCACTGGAGCTAACGTCAGGGCTGATATAAATAACGCATTACTGGCAATATCTTCAAATAATTCTGGATCATCTGCACCATCTACAAACTACGCAAGTCAATTTTTTGCTAATACTTCAACAAGTATTATGCAACTTAGAAATACATCAAATAATGCTCATGTAAATGTATTTACGCTTGCTGGTGGGCCAGCTTTTGCAGTTGATGGAACGATAAACTCTATAAATATAGGTAAAGGCGCAAACTCTGTCGCAGGTAATACTGTTCTAGGAGAGGGTGCTTTAGATGCTGATGTAACTGGAGCAGATAACACTGCGGTTGGTAAAAATGCTTTAACACTTAATACAAGTGGACAAGAAAATACAGCTATAGGTAGAAGAACATTACAAAGTAACACAACTGGAAATCATAATACAGCACTTGGGGTTTCAGCTTTAAAAACTAGCACAACCTCGTCAAATAATACTGCTCTTGGATATGACGCTTTAGGATTAAACACAACTGGGGCTAACAACACAGCCGTTGGTTCAGGTGCTTTAGAAGCTAATACTACTGCATCTAGCAATACTGCTATCGGTTCAGATGCTTTAAAAGCAAACACAACTGCTGTTGATAACACTGCCGTAGGTAAAGATGCTTTACTTACCACTACAACTGGGCATGAAAATACTGCTGTGGGTGTTTCTGCCTTAAAACTAACTACAACTGGAAGAAGTAATGTGGCAGTGGGTCGTGAAACCATGCAAGATAATACTGAAGGTGGTTTTAACACAGCCATCGGTTATGAAGCATTAAAAGCTAACACGACAGCAAGTAATAATACAGCAGTAGGAAAAGCAGCTTTAGGTGCAAACACAACTGGAACGGATGGGGTTGCTGTTGGTATGCAAGCCTTAGATGCTAATACTACTGGAGGACAAAATGTAGGTGTCGGTAAAAATGCTTTAGGAGCAAATACTACTGCTAGTTTTAACACTGGTATTGGCCATGAATCCTTAATTGCAAACACTACTGGATCATCTAATACTGCTGTGGGAGCTAATGCTTTAGGTGCAAACACAACTGGAGCAAATAACGTAGCAGTAGGAAGACAAGCTTTAGATGCTAATACAACAGCAGCAGATAATGTAGCTGTAGGAGCTAGCTCTTTAACTACAAACACAACTGGAGAAGCTAATACTGCTATTGGTCATAAAACATTAGAAAATAGTTCGACTGCGAGTAACAATACGGCTATTGGAGGATTTTCTTCAAGAGCAATCACAACTGGAGACAGAAATGTTGCTGTAGGCGTAGAGTCATTAAATTCATGTCAAACTCATGCTGCTAATACTGCTATCGGTTATCAATCATTAAAGCTCAATACTGCAAATAGTAATACTGCTGTTGGTGCTAATTCATTAGATGCAAACACTACTGGTGCTGACCTTTGTGCTGTTGGTTCTAATGCTTTAGGACAAAATACTTCTGGCAGTAATAACGTAGCTTTGGGAGTTAGTGCTTTAGCTTCAAACACAACTGGAGCTTCAAATACAGCAGTTGGAGATAATGGTTTAAGCGCAAATACCACTGGGCTAAGAAATACTGCAATAGGTGTTAATGCTGGAAGCGGCATCACCACAGGTACTGATAATGTATTAGTAGGAAGAAATGCTGGTACAGCAAATTCTCCTTCTGGTAATGTAACCACGGCAACTGGTAAAGTTTGTTTAGGAGATGATAGTGTTACAGATTTATTCTGTGCTGACACATCAATAAGTTCATCTGATTCTAGAGATAAAACAGATATAGCTGACTTTACAAAAGGTTTAGATTGGATCAAAGCATTAAGACCAGTTACTTATAGATGGGATAGAAGAACATGGTATGGAACAAGTGCAGAACCTTATGGAACACCTGACGGATCTAAGAAAAAATCAAAAATAAATATTGGATTTTTAGCACAAGAAGCATTAGAAGTAGAGAAAGCAAACGGATATGGTGACAGTAATGACAATATGTTAATTTGTAATCTTACTGAAGATGGGATGAAATATGGGATGAAATATGAAAGACTCGTTCCAATTCTTGTTAATGCTATAAAAGAGTTATCGGTAAAAGTTACAGCCCTCGAAGCAGGGTAAACTAAAAGTAACCTAATTTTAATTATGGAAGAAAAAACCGCAGATGAAATTGCAGCAATCTTTTCTGCTGCTGGTGATAGCGTAACTGTTATCAACACTGCTAAAACATCAGATGAAACTGATGATGAATTTAAAGATCGCATCAAACGTAATGTAGAGCATCTTGAAATCATAAAAACTTATACAAAAATTGATGAATCGACATCTATCTGGACATCAGAAGATTTCACAGCTATTGATGCTGCTATTGTTGCTGGTAAAAAACTTTACTAAATTATGAATTTACAGGAAAGATTACAACAACTTGCTCAACAAAGAGAGCAGTTATGGATTGCATTACATGAAACTAACGGGGCGATGAAGATTTTGGAACAGCAGATTCTTGAGACTCAAGCTGTACCCGAATCAAACCAGCCATCAGATATAGAGGCATCAACCCCACAAGAAGCAACAGCACCATCAGAGTAAGTGGTGCTACCATTTTATTAATTACTTCCTTAATCATGTTTCGTAAAGTCTTAGACGCTTTAACTATCGTAACTACAATCCTTGTTTTGGGAATACTAGGCGGTGGGTTTTTTACATTCAAGTATGTGACCTCTGAGCAATTTAAGAACAAATTAATGAATGAGGTTCTTAGTAACGTTCAGGGGCTGATGCCAAAAATGTTAGATAATAACCTTCCAGGCATGACAGGGCCATCTTTACCAATACCATCAAAGAAAATTGGTTTATGAATTGTTGGTATTGTAAAACAGAGTTAGAGTTTGAAAAAGAAACCGATATTGACCAAGATTTTGAACCTATTTTATTTGCAGAATTTTCAATAAAAACTAATCTATCTTGTCCAAAATGTTTCTCATCAGTGCAAGCTTTCAAAAGAAGAGATGCTTATGACTGAAATACCAGAAATATATATTCCAGATATATCCATTCCTGTAATAAATGATCCACAGATAACAATACAACCATCATTTCCACAAGTACCCACTTTCGGTTGCACCTCCACTCATAAAGATACGAAAAATACAGGTAATTTTAATCTGATATTTGATGATCCAAGCGGTACAAGTACAAGCTGTCCTTATCCAACTTTTGTTCCCCTTAACTATCAGCCAGACCAGTTGATAATAGTCGAAGAAAGTTTGCCCTCTATAGATTCACCACCCTTACCAAAATCACAATCAACTGAAGTACCAGAAATAAAAAAGAAAAAAGAAGATAATATTTTGCCACCCTGCCCAGGCAAAAATAATCAAAGGGTTGGAGACTTTCGTAACGAAAAACGCTTAGAACGTGTCATCGGGCATAAAAGAGGGGATGATGGGATAGAGTGCATTACGATCTATGAGGATGTTCCCTTTACGAGTCAGTACATACCAGAAGTTTCTACTGTTGTATCTACTGCTGTTATTGGCTTGGTCGCTGCCAGTTCTCCACTTTTACTTAACGCAGTAAAACCATTAGTGAAACAAATCGTAAAAAGGCTTACAAAAAAGAAAGATAAGGTAGAATAATCTTTAGACAAGTCTTACCACAGCCCGTGGCTTGTCTTATTTTTTTGCGATGGCTAATATTAAAGTGGTGGTCATAAACCGACTCCTCACACACACTCCAAAGTAGGTGGGTTTTCTTTGTTTTCCTATCTACTTTTCTTTCTTTATCTCGTGGGTGTGAGGTATTACCTGATTAGGGGGGATTGTAACCTTTATTCCTTCACAACTAACGGTATAATCACCAACGAACTGAACACCAAGCTTTGCCTGTTCCCCACATATTTTGAGCCGATACAAGGCCATCTCCATTTTGGTTTTTTCTATCAATAATTCTTGTGCCTTAATATTAACGCTTGCTGCCTTCTGGCATAAATCCTGACCCTTACCCAGTGGAATATTGAACTGCATACTGATTCCATAGTTTAAATTATAATTATCCTTTTCAAACCGTGGTGTCTCCTGTACATATTTGATTTCTCCAGTATCCTCGTCATAAATATTTTGTCTTGTAACCTGTTCTATAGGCCTGTTAAAGCTCCACGCATCGGTCATATAAGGAGTAATTGTCAATGAAGGGCTTGAACATATAATTCCCTGTGAATATTTATTAGTCGGAACCCCCGATGGAGTTATCATCGTTGCGTTATTATTTACGACACCTTGCGCAGTCGAGTTGGGACTAGCCACCGTTGTCGAGGCAAACACTTCAACAGGAAATAATAATATTGATATTACTGCCCAAAGGTAGTTTCTATTTGCGTTGTTTGTGTTGTGGTGATTGTCCTTGTGATATTCGTTATCGTGTCGAGTCCTGGTGAAATTACAGATTCGACTAAACTGAAGGATTGTCCAGGGGTTGTGATTTTCCATCTTGGGGTTGATTGGATGTCAGGTGCTTGCCATTGAAAATTTACGTTATTGATAGTCTGCACATCTTCTTTGGTTGCAGCAGGGTTAATGTAACCATCTGTATCAGTGCTTTCAATATTATGACCACTTACTGAATAACTCCACCCTGTCCGATATTGATAACTCGATATTTGCTCGTTCACTACAGTCTGACTCGTGGAATTTGTGGTTTGAGAACCTGTGCGGAATGTAGGAGTCACATTCGCCCATGCTCTTATCGGTAGGAATATTAAAATTAATATCCAAAATTTAGTCAAGCGTAATTGTAACAGCACTTTGAATCACACAACTAGAACCTGAACCATTTTGAGCATTTGCACCGCTACAAGTATGCGCTCCCGAACTTAAACTTGTAATCGTCAAACCAGCATGAGAACCACCAGCCCCGACTGTTGTTTGTCCACTTAATATTGGTAAAGATGCGATTCCGTTTGTAACTGATACATTCCCTGGATCTTTGTCACCTAACATCAGTGATTCATTAATACTGAATGCAGACCCAGCAACTTTTACTTCCTTAACACTTGCAGTAACCGAAGGAACACCGTTCCAATCATTACCACTGATTCCAGAATAATCCAAGCCACCTATTCTGTTTGCATAGTAAGTAGGGTTGCCATCTGAATCATTTGATCCTGTTGCCACTTTTACATCAATATTACTTCCACTTAATGAATAGGAAGATGCTGCCCTTTGAGTGACAATATAAGGCATATCAACTTGCATACTGGCAGAGGTTGTATATTTTGCCGTGATATCAGCAAAAGCAACTGATGGTGTGAAAGCTAATAAAACAACAGGAATTAATTTTTTCATTTCTTTGTAGGGGGTGGATCAATAATTTCTGCTCCTATTATTTTAATAGGGGTTTCTACTCTTATAGTCTGCACCGAACCGTTATTATTTGCAAGTTTCTTAGTCTCCTCCTGAGTTTCTTTGCGTTTTTTAGATCCTTCAAGGCCAAAAGTTGCTAATGCACCAGTGAGCAAACTTGCTGGAAATGTTATGTCTTTTGGTTCTGTACTGTAACCAGGGATTGTTATGTAGTTAAGAGAAACAATAAATCCACTCCAAACAACAACACCCAACCTGACAAATAAACTAATAATAGCCAGTTGTTCTTCTTTATCATCAATGCTCTCTTTTATTTTCTGGAATGGATTTTTCTTTTTTTCTTCAGCCATAACTATTAAAATTAGCCATAATACTTACATTATAGCCAAATCATGCCAGAGGTACACGCAGCACTGATTGGGGCAGCAGCCACCGCCTTTCTCATGGTTTTATCTAATATAAGCAACAGAAGAGAAAGAGATATCAGAGAAATATTTAACCGAATCAATCAGCTTGAGAAAGCCGTAAGTCGTATTGAGGGACAGAATCGTTAATCTTTGGTATGTTTGGGAAAGAACACAAACTTTTATGTCTAAATTTTTAATCAATCTGTTCATCAAGTTCGGTAAGTCACAGAGTCTACGCAAAGCGTGTTTGTCGCTCTTACAAGACTTGGCAGCCAAATCAGATAATGACGTTGATGATGCCATCGTCAAGATGATTGAAGAAAAACTCTTTCCAGTAAAATGAAAAAAAGAAAATTTCTTAACATCGAGATAGAAGATGCTCCATTGGAGCTTGAGCTATCGGTGGAACAAAGATGTCGTGATATCTTGGCTTCTGATGACATCTACAGCGTCAAACGGTATTGCACTCATCTTGTAAGGCATCAAATGAAACAAGATGTATTTCTTGCTTCCTTACTTGGCCGTCTTGTAGAACTTGAAGCTTTTTTTGCTGCTCATCAGGTAAGAAAAGATAAAAAAGGACTTATGAAACGCTTTTTTCGTACTCCTTAAGCTCTTCATCTGTAAAATCTTTTACCACTAACTTCTGGATCTTATCAATTTCAAAATTAAACTTCAGAATTGATGTTCTGATATGCTCAGTAACCCATGCACCATCTTTACTTACGACTTGGGCTTTGTTTCTATCATTAATGAACACATAATGATCCTGACCCTTTAGTTGTACATCTAATAAATTTTTTTCTAAGTTTTTACGTCTTATTTCTTTCAACGCTCTCAGCTTTTTTGAATCACTCATTTTCCAGTTCCGCTATCCTTTTATTTATAGCATCATATCTTACACAATATTCC